TGTCATTCGTTCAATGTTTTTTGAGCCACAGGCATAGCAATCTTGGCTTTCGGGCTTGCGGTAGATCTTTTTCTTTCGGGGTTTGGGCTGGTCTTTCATCGGGCTGTTGAAGGGTTGATTCTGATGTAACATCTTACGTTGGAGAAGGTTCTGGTTTTAAGCCACACGCCGTCACCTGTCTCGCTATCCCTTCCTCCAGCAGCCGATGTATTACCTTCCACACATTGGAAGTTTGTTTTGCTCACCTTGCTGACAATCCCGATATGCGAGAAATCAAAAACGGCAATGTCTCCCACCTTGGGCACCGCACTCTTGGGGATGATCTTGGTTGTTGAGGGACGGGCCTTGGCCCATTCAATATACCCGAATGCTGCTGCGGTCTTGGGCCTCCACTTCTCTGGGGTCAATACCTTGAGTCCCAGCCAAGCTACCGTCTCCTTGTCCTTGAGCCACTCACGGATGCACCAACCAGTAAATGCGGCACACCATGGCCATGCAGCGGGTTTGAGGCTGGTTGCAGCTTGGTATTCCCTTACCTTGGCTCCGCGATTGTTTCCCCCAACCTCCCTGACTCCCACTTGGGATAGGGCGATCTTGACCAGCTTTTCCAGTCCCTTGCCGCTAACTTTAATTACGGGCTTCGGGGTTTCGGCCTTCTTCTTTTCTTCGGCCTCCCGCTGTTGGGCGGCTCTGGTTTTGATCTCCTCTTGGATACGAATGGAAAACTCGGCAAGAACAGCACTGGGCCAGTCTTTGATCTTTTGCCAAGTTGTTTCGGGCGAAACAGCAGCCTCTTCAGCCTTCATTACTTACCAGCGTTTGCAGACCCGTTTGCCAATGTCCCAGTTCCTAGAAATCCGCTCCACCTCGGACTCCGATGGTGACGGAAGTCTTTCCATCATCGCCCCGCTTCCCTTTGACCCAGAAGCGGATGGAACTGAGTAAACGGAAAAGGAAACTTCTGCGATCTTCTTCGCGCTTTTTGGTAAATATGGCTTTGAGGATTTCATCTTTAAGGGGTTTCACTTGCGCTTGCGTTTGGTTGCGGGCTTCTTGACCTCAACAGCCCTGCGGACTTCGGTGTAGGTGATCGGCCCAGCAACCCCATCCACATCGGTATTGACCAAGGCTTGGATCTTCTTGACGCCCTTGGCGTTGATCTCGTTGGTGACGTAGTTGACGATGGATACAAGAAGGGCAACAAGGAAGCCTGTGAGGCTAACCTGATCGACAGACTCGGCCAGCTTGGGGTCAACCATGGCGAGGCGGGACACAACTGTGGCAACCACCATGGCAATAAGCGGGGTGAGGAACCCCCCCAACTTACTGACCAGAAATGCCAAAACTTTATCTTTCATTTGGTATTAGCCCTCAATTTTGGTCCGCTGAACTGCCGATTCCACCGTGAAGCGAATCAGGGACTCGGAGGCATCAATCCCGTTACGGATGGCGGCAGAGGTTAGCTTTTTGACAGCGGCTTCTCGTTTCTGCGAGCCAGTCTTACTGGTGTCGGCCAACTCGCGGACGATATCCAGAGCAAGGGGGAGGAGGGACGCTGCTGCGTCAGCAAAAAGCTCGCGGAGGATGGGCGCGTAGAAGGTCCAGATTTTGTAAGGAATACCCAGAAGGGTGGCAAGGAATGATTTCATGGTTTAAGGTTAGACTAGAATCCCTTGGATTTCAAGTAATCTTCGATTCTTTTTGTGCGCTCATCAATTCGGGCCAAGGTCTCGCTGCGGGTCTGGTTCTCTTGGTTCATTAGATCAATCCGCGCATCCTGTTTGGCGTCATTGGTCTGAATGTGGCGCATTTGCTCTGGGAGGACAATCCACCCGTTGAGGGCTGAAAATAAAGTAATCATCAGGGCGACCCCCGCAATCAACTCGCTCATGGTCAGCTTTACGCCGCGCTCCAACCCTCTGCGTCTTGGAATTTCTTCGATGCTCATAGTGCTGTAATAATGGAGGCCACTTGATAGCGCCAAGGCCAGTCAATATAGGTGGCTAGGTTTGCGGGGTTAGCGGTGTCTCCGCGATAGGCGGCAGCTATGCGTCCCAACGCTTGTTTCTCAGTCCAGTCGATAGTGCCAAGGCTCGACCCCGAAACCGCATCATAGATGGCCTTCCAGACATATTGTTTGGGAAGAGAGATGTAGTTTGCCTCTGGAAGCGGTGCGCCTGCGGCTACGGCAATCTTCGCCCAGAGATAGCGTTCTGGGAGTGTAGTGTAATTGGCAATGGCTGGAACTTTGGTAACGGTGGGCGGCGGGGCAGGGCCATCCTCTACTGTCCAAGTTGTTACTTGCCAAGGGAATTGGACATTATCGCCTGACGAAAACACCGTGTTTTGCCCGCTTCCCCAAATATCCCAACGACTACCACTCCAAGTTATCGCGTTTAGATCTGCTTCAGAAGATCCAGAAAGATTGTAGCTGGGTTTTCCAGCAACATCTTTGGTATAAGTATAAATGCCCCTGATTTCGGCATTTCCTGATCCCGAAACAAAAACAGAAGAAGGGGCTTGGGCTTCCCCCAGTTCATTAACCAACCATTGGGCAAGCATGTACTTTCGGGGCTGGTCAGCCGCCGAAGCAAAGACAGAATCTAAAGTGGGGAGAGCCATAGCCTATGGTCTCCGTCCTTTAAGCCATGCCCATGATACGCTCACCCATGCCAGCCATCGGGGACGCGCCAGTTTCCATTTCGTCAGCGGCCTCGTCCTCCATCTCGTCCTCTTCGGACTCGTCTGCGGCGATTTCCACGCCAGCCAGCATTGTGGGAACCAGCGAGTCTCCGTCAACACGGAAGGTCACAAGCTCCTCAAACGTGTCGCCATCGGCAACGTCTTCGGGAAGGGTATAGTCAGTCGGAATAGTTAGTTTCATAATAGTTATCTCTCTTCATAGAGCTTGCCTTAGATTTTACTCCAAGGCAAGCCTTGATGACTAGAGACTAGCTATTAAGGAACCAGATAACCGTAGCCGCTACCGCTCGCGCACGGCACGAGGTCACCAGCCAAGCTGCAACGCAGATGGATGATGTAGTAGCCCCACTGCGGGAAGATTTGCTTCACCGCGCAGGCCATCTTGGCACGCCAGTAACCGCTGTTCTTGTCGGGGTTGCACTGCTTATCATACTCGTTGATCCAGCGGAAGTCTCCGCGATAGTTCTGAGCATCATAAACCAGCTTGCCGACTTTGAGGTTCGGATTGGGAACGAGCCACTCCATCGCCTTGGGATGGAAGATAACCGTGGAGGTATACTTCGCATTCTTATAAGCGGGATTGACAATGGCTTTGGTGCCTTTGGTGGCAGAAGCCGTGATATACGGAGGAACCTCGACGAGTTTCCCAGCATCTGCACCAGCACCATCATTGAAGCGTTTCGGGAACGGGCGGCTATGGAACACATAACCAGCATAGCTCTTCTTGGGAAGAAGCATGTTGCCGTTGGGTCCAAGCAGATCGTTCACACGATCACTCCAGCGGATATCCTGACGGATGTCCTCGTTGATTTTGACCAACTGCTCAACCGTTGCACGGTCAGAGAAGATGTTGAACACGGGCGAACCGTCATCGGTCACCGCATCGCCGTCATCTCCAGCGTTGTCCGTATAGAGCGTGTCGTAGACAGCGCGAAGAACGCCAGTCGTAAGAACACTCGTCGGAGCGGTCAAGCCGCTGATTTTGGCCAAACCATCACCGTCAAAAGTAATGCCAGTAGTGGTCTGATCTAGCCCAGCTTCAACGCTGAGTTTGGTGGCGTTTTCCAGATAGTCGTTGTCGTAACGCTTGATCCATTCGACGTTGATGTTGTCGGCAAGGATCTTGATGTAGTTATTGACATCATCAATCGGGAACGCCGAGGTGCGAACGTCCTCCAAGCAGATCCAATCGGATTCGACGGCCTGATGGCGGAGTTTGAAGGTTTTCTGGTCGAATGCATAGCCAACCTTCTTGACGGGGGCCAAGCAGGAGTTGGTCACGCTGCTCTGGGTTTCAGAGCAAACCTCGACACCGCCAGTGATGCCGATGTCGGACCATCCACTACCCGTGGCGAGCGAACGCTGGGCAATGGTGTTGGTGATGATAGCGCCCATGTGATCGGGGAAAGCCGATTGATTCACAAAGCGCAGATAGGGATCTTTATAAAGACCCAGACGGTGAGTACCAAGAGCAATACGTCCAGTTTCGCGCTGGAAATTGTCATTGATACTTTCGCATGTAACGGAAGCAGCATTTGGTGCTGACATAGTTTTAGTTTCTTTCTATTTAGTTTAAGGGTTAGGTTTGATTTCGGGGCATAGGGTGCCCGTCTATCGGTTTAAGTTTCTGGGCCGCGACCAGAGATTTACGGCTACAAATTTTGAAGGCGCTAACCCGCCAGCGAGGTGTCTGCGACCAACTCAGACTTCAGTCTTGGTGGGACGTTATTACATTTCCCCTATATTGTCAAGAGGGAAAATTCTAACGCCGCCCCAAAAGTGTCTTACCGAAGTTCATTAGGCTATCAGAATCCTCGTCATCGCCAGAGTCTGATTCGGTCTCGGTGGCCTTGCCCAAGCTGGGAGTGGCTCCGACTAGACCCTCTAGCTGGGCCTGAAGTTCTTTGATCTTGCCGTCTTTTTCGGCGTTCACCCGTTCCATTTGGGTGGTGTAGTGGTTGATGGCACTCTCAAGGAAGGGGACAACTGCTGCCCGTGCGAGGATGGCGCTGCGGTCTTCGACGCTCAAGCGGTCCAGATTGGTTTCGGCGGCGTTCTTCTTGGCACTGCGAAGGTGGCTATTCCAATCGTCCTGTCCTTCAATCTCTTGAAGGAAGTTGTGGCGGTCTTCCATGTTCGTCCAAGTCTTGGCCGTGAAGGCTTTCTGGAGTCGCAAGTCGTTCTCAATAAATTCCTGTTCAGACTGGGCTTTTCGGGCGTTTTCGGCCTCGGCCAAGGATTCGGCCTCCTTCTGGAAACGCTCATGGTATTGGGCCAACTCATGGTATTTGTCGGCCATCTTGACGATGGACAACTGCTCCATGCGCTTGAAGTCAGTCGTGAGATCTTCCAGTGAGTCGATACGTTTGCGGGCGTCTGGCTCGGTCAGGGCTTGCCAGAGCTTGGAGAAGTCGGCGTCATTGGCTTCTGCAATAGCCTTCA